CTGGAAACTATATGATTATAAATAGTATTTATAATAATAGTGAAAGGATGTCCCGAAGGAAGACCACTTAACCACTCGTATATAACGCCGTCAACGATATGACGGGAATTATATACTTCCATCCATAATATAGATCTAATACGACAATTGTCTTCACCATCATTATACCACCTATTAATCTCATCGAGAATCAATAAGTGAATAAGAGGTTTTTGACTACCGTCATATTTAGAATAATCTCCTGCTAAAATATTTGAAGCTGAAATAGCAATCAAACGCTTAGCAATCGAATTCCATTCTGAAGAATAAGGATTAACACCAATAGCAGAACCATTGGATATCCTATTCTTCATATACCATAAAGCGAAAGCACCAAAATAACGACGAAACGCTATTAAATAGGTGAATTCACAACCAGAAAACAAACGAGTAGAGCCAGCTAAAACTTTCTCTTTCTCTCTAAGCTCATCTTTAAGATTATCAGTAAAAACATGAAACATGCGAATATTATTGTAGGCTTTACTTATAATAGTATCAACAAGAACACAAACTTCATCAAAAAGAATACCTTGTTCATAAGTACCAAACGCATAAGAAAACAATTCCTTTTTATAGTTGCGGCAGCCTTGAACATTCATAGGCCATCCAGCACTGGTACTGGAAGAAATAGAACCAAAATCTATATCATAATCCAGACCATAAATGGCCTCTTCATTTGTATAGACTCTCCTATCGACGTCATGGACTTCAGTCCAATCGATAAATGAGAAATAATTCTTACAACATTCTCTAACAAGATCATAATCTATAAGAATATCAGGTTGGCAATATTTCATTTGAGCATTAAGCAAAGGATCAATCAAAGTTCCATCCATAAGAAATGGCCTTAACATGGCAGGATATAATCCATTATCGCCAAGAAGACCAAACATACGAGACTTACGAATATCTGTACTAGTATTACGGGAAGGAACCAATTTAGTTTTACCCATAATTTCAAATCTAAGTGGTTTATCAAAATCACTAGATTGAGGTTCAATAAAGTCAGGTTCCTCACTAACAAGCTGGTCATCAAAAAGCTTTAAATCTTCCAATAATTCTTCTTGAGTAACAATGGCGGAAAAACCATCACCATAATGTGTATGACCGGCAACATGAATACCAAAAATCTTCTCATCTTGAGAAGAATTCAAAATGCCCATAAGAGAACCACAATCACCAGATTTGGTAGGAATATCATAAGTAAAAGATTCATCGATAGTGTAAGGAACACCAACATGTTTTTCACTTATGGCAAGAATATCAGGAAATCTTGCTCCTCTACCAAAATAAAAACCTCTATCTCTAGAGATATTTGCAAGTACAATCTCAAGATTGGTTGTATTATACTCGAGCTGTTTACGACGACCAAAAAATTTAACAATTCTCCTACGTTCCGGAAATCTCTTGGGAAATTCGACTAAAACAAGATCCTTATTAGCAAGACAACCAGTTTGATGACCGTGAATGATTTCTTCGACAGTAAACAACAAATCTGTTTCAACACTATTCTTACCATGACTCAATCTAATAGCACGCTTCAAACGCTTTGGATCTGCTTGAACACCAGCAAAAAGTTTAAGAATAAAATGGTATGGCATAACACCTATACGTCCATCAATAAAAGTGATAGAACCCATAGTGTTCCACTGACCATCATCGTTCAAAGACTCAAACTTAAAACAATTACGGCGAACAATAGAATCGATTAAATCGACACCAGACGAATCATCACCAAACTGTGGTTCAACTCCCAATTGAGCATTAACTATCAGAGAAGCCTTCATAGCTTGAGCACTCTTGAAATAGGGAGTCTTAGTCTTGGGAGTACGTAATTTCTGGCTGTGACCAAAAGATTGAGGAGCAGGTTTTCCAGTCCACCAGGTATATAGCCACCTGGCAGCAAAAGTAAGAAAACTACTAGCTGCAATAAAAGAAAGAACAGAAATAATAAGATCATAGTTAACAAATAAAAATTTCTTAACAGACTTCCAAGAAGGCAACAAATCAAGAAATTTATCAACATATTTCTTAACACTCTCAAAAACTCGAACATGAAGACGCTTAGGACGTCGAACACAAGCAAAAGCATCAGATTGATACTTCTTACTAGCAATGATATCAGCAATCAGTTGATGATAACCAACTCCATCAACTAAAACATCGATCATATCGTCAGAATGGCTAAATAATCTAT